GCTCGGGGTGGCAGGAGGTTTTAGAGCGGTGGATAGGGCAGAGGAGGCGGCGCGCATTCGGGCGGAAAACCCGGACGCGGTGGCGTTCGTGGACGAGCTCAAGCGCGTATTCGGCGCGAGTACGCGGCAAATCTGGTTGCGCGAACACGCAACCGGCATCGAATGGGGAGAGCGCATGGTGGATCGGATCAAGCGCGAGGGCGGCCTAGGCATCGCGGTGCAGGCGAGCGTGAACTATCGGAGGACGCGGTGAGCTGCGGCAAAACGCGGTTCCCCACGTTCACCGCGGCGAGGGACCACGCCAAGAAGGCGCGCCGGCGGCACGAGGAGCCGTTCAACGCCTACCACTGCAACGAGTGCGGCGCGTACCACTACGGCGCGCGGCCGCTCGACAAGGGCCGCGCAGCACGTTTGCGCAAAGCGCGCGCGGGCGAGGCGGCGGCGAATGACGACGCCTGGAAGGCGCCAGCGGTACGCGTGCGCACGGCGGCCTGATGCTGGCGATCCGGGAGGAGTGGACGGTGCCGATAGCAACTCTCGAGCTGCGGCTCGACAACTGGGGCGAGGCGTGGCGCTCGCGCCTGCGCAGCAACCTCACGCAGCGCGGCGTGTGGTCGACGCGGCGCGGCTACGGCAATGCCTGGCACTGGGACGCATCGGACGAAACCAGCACGCGCGGCGTGCACATCGGGTCCGCGCCGAGCGCGCCGGCCGGCGTCGACATGGCGGATGCGCAGGCGGTCGAACTCGCGGTGGGCGCGGTCGAGATCTTCCACCACGTGGTGCTGAAGGGCCACTACGTGCGGCAGTGGGAGCCCGAGAAGACGCTGCGCACGGCGAAGCAGGCGAGCGGGCTGGGCAACCCGCGCCGGCGTGGCGGCGACTACCAGGCGAGCCTGCGCATGGCGCGCGCGCTGCTGGCCGAGGTGATCGACCGGCCGGCGGTGATTCGGCGCGGACGAGCTGCGCGCGCGGCGGCGTTCGCGCTCGACATGCCGGTGAGCCTGATGGGCGAGGTGGCGTATGCGTAGGGGTATTGCGTTCCACGTGGAGCATGTGCGATGATCGCTCGCACAACTCGATCCTCCGCGATTTCGCGTGATGCTGCGACCCTGACAGGGGGTCGCGGCGTCGGCGGAATCCGGTCAGAAGCCCCGGCGGCGCAAGCTCCGGGGCTTCTCGTTTTCACCTCACGGAGCGCGGCGGTGGCGAAGAAGAGCGGCAAAAAGGGCAACGGCAAAGGGCGTGGCTGCAAGTAGGCGCGATGGCGAACCTGATCGCGTCCGCAGCGGCGAATTCCCTGCTCGCATTCGAGGCGGCGGACGTCAACGGCGTCCCGTCGTTCATCTTCCGGCCGAAGCCGATCGCGATGGCGATCGCGCGCATGTACGGGCGACGCATCGACGCGCTCGTGCAGCCGATGGGCGAGCGCATGCGCAACGCGCTCCGGCTCGCGCGGCGGCGCGCCGATCGCGCGAAGGGCCGGCGGTGAGCGAGCGCAACTGGGACGCCTTCGTGTCCGCGCGCGTCTCGTTCGTGCCGGCCGCGTGGGCCGAGATCATGCGCAAGGCGGCCGCGCTGCAGCGCGCGGTCAGCGAGGCGCGCGTGACGAACTTCAACCTCACGGCCGGCGCGCGGTTCCCGCTGCCGGCGGCGAATCTCGCGCGCTACGAGATCTAGCGTGGCCGCAGCGAAGCGCACGAAGGGCGCGGAGGTTCACTACTCGGGCGAGATCACCGCGCGCATCTGCGCCGAGCTCGCGGCGGGTGAATCCGTCGCCGCGGTGTGTCGCCAGGCGTGGGCGCCCGACGAGAAGACGCACTACCGCTGGATGGCCGCGCACGCGGAGTACCGAGAGGCGGTCGTCGCTGCCAAGGCCACCGGCATCGAGCGTCACGCCGACGAGATCATCCGCATCGCGGACGAGTCGCGCATCGGCGTGAAGGTCAAGGAAACGAAGGACGGCACCTTCAAAGAGAAGGGCGACATGGTCGACCGCTCGCGTCTGCAGATCGACGCGAGGAAGTGGATTCTCGCCAAACTCCTGCCGAAGAAGTACGGCGACAAGGTCGAGCACGAGCACTCTGGCGGCGTAACGGTCGAGGTCGTGCGGTTCGCGGGTGAGCAGGGTAAGGCTGCCAGCTAACGGCTGGACACCGCGGCAGTACCAGCGTCCCCTCTGGGACTACCTCGAGCAGGGCGGCAAGCGTGCGCTGGCCGTGTGGCACCGTCGCTCCGGGAAGGATGATGTCTGCCTCAACCGGACCGCGATCGCCGCGCACGAGCGCGTCGGCGCGTACTGGTACATGCTCCCCGAGCAGGCGCAGGGCCGCAAGGCCATCTGGGAGGCGGTGAACCCGAAGACCGGCATGCGCCGGATCGACGAGGCGTTCCCGGAGGCGATTCGCGACGCCACGCGATCGCAGGAGATGTTCATCAAGTTCCGCTGCGGGGCGACCTGGCAGGTCGTCGGCAGCGACAACTACAACAGCCTCGTCGGCTCGCCGCCGGTAGGCATCGTGGCCTCCGAGTGGGCGCTAGCGAAGCCCGCGGCGTGGGCGTACCTGCGCCCGATCCTGCAGGAGAACGGCGGCTGGATCGTGTTCAACACGACGCCGCGCGGCAAGAACCACGCGCACCGCATGCTGGAAGGCGCGCGCGGCGACCCGGCGTGGTTCACGCAGGTGCTCACTGCGAAGCAGACGGACGTGTTCACGCCCGAGCAGCTCGAGCAGGAGAAGCGCGAGCTGATGCGCGAGTACGGCGCGGCGGTCGGCATCCAGATGTTCGACCAGGAGTACATGTGCTCCTTCGACCAGCCGGTCGTCGGCGCCATCTACGCGGGCGAGCTCTCGGACGCGAAGGCGGACGGGCGCGTGCGCAACTTGCCGTACGACCCCGCGATCCAGGTGCAGACGTGGTGGGACATCGGCGGGGCGGGCAAGGGCGGCGACGCGACGGCGATCTGGTTCGTGCAGGTGCTGGGCGCGGAGATCCGCTGCATTCGCTACTACGAGGCGAACGGGCAGGCGTTCGCACACTACGTCGACGTGCTGACGCGGACCAAGTATCGGTTCGGCAAGCACTGGCTGCCGCACGACGCGCGCGCGAAGGCGCTGGGCACTGGCCGCAGCATCGAGGAAATGGCGCGTGAGCAGCTTACCGGCGAGGTGGGCATCGCTCCCGCAGTGAACGTCGAGGACCGCATCAACGCGGCGCGGATGATCTTCCCGCGCTGCTACTTCGATGCGGGCAACTGCGCGGACGGCATCGACGCGCTTTCCAACTATCGGAGGGAATGGGTGGACAAGCTCGGCCAACTGTCGGCCCAACCTCTGCACGACTGGGCGTCGCACGGCGCGGATGCGTTCGGTGAGATGGCGCTCACGGTGAAGGAAGCGCCGAAGCCGAAGGCGAAGCGCCCGGCCGCGCGCGTGGCCGCCGGCGGGGTGTGGGGCTGATGGCGGGCAACCTGCTGTCGGTCACGCTCGACGGCAATTACACGCGACTGCCCGAGGACGACCCGCGCGAGGAGCGCGCGGAGGGCGAGCCCGAAGCCGACGTCCTGCCGCAGGCTCAATCGGAAGAGCTCGAGGTCCCGACCGGCGCCGAAGCCGAGGAGATCCTCAAGCGTGCGTGCGAGCGGTACGACGACTGGCTCACGCGCGACAAGGACAACCGCGACGAGGCGGTAAAGGACAAGAAGTTCACCTTCGTCCCGGGCGAGCAGTGGGACAAGGACACGCGCGAGAACGAGCGCAAGGGTCGCATCTGCCTCGAGATCAACCAGCTCCCGCAGTTCGTCAACCAGGTAGTCAACGACCTGCGCCAGAACCGCGCCGGGATCGTGGTGACGCCGGAGGGCGGCGGCGACGACGGCAGCGTGCAGGAAGCGCAGCGCCGGCAGGACATCATCCGCGGCATCGAATACGAGTGCCGAGCGGATGCGATCTACGACGCCGGCGGTGCTGATGCGGTGGTCGGCGGCCGCGGTTGGTGGCGCGTGCTCACGAAGTACAAGGGCGACCGCAGCTTCGACCAGGTACTCACGATCAGCCCGATCGCGGACTTCACGTCGGTGGTCGCGGACCCCGACTATCAAGAGCCGGACGGCTCCGATCGGTGCGGCGCGTTCGTCACCGAGACGGTCAGCAAGAAGGCGTTCGAGGCGGCGTGGCCGGGCGCCACCGCGGTCGATTGGTCGAAAGCGGGCGAGGTCGACAACCACTGGTTCGAGGGGCCCGAGAAGATCGTCATCGCCGACTACTACGAGCGGGTGCGCGTGGTGCGCAAGCTCGTGATGCTGTCGGACGGCACGATCTACGTCGAGGGTGTGGACGATCCGCCGGTGATCCCGCCGGGTGTGACGCGGGTGCGCGAGCGCGAGTTCGACGACTGGAAGGTGCGCTGGTTCAAGCTCGCCGGCGGCCAGCAGATTCTCGCCGAGTACGCATGGAAGGGCGGCACCATCGTGCCGGTCATCTGCTGCGTCGGCAACGAGATCGTGGTCGACGGCAAGCGCCGGTACTGGGGCCTCATCCGGTTCGCGCGCGATCCGCAGCGCATGTACAACTTCGCGCAGTCGACGATCGCCGAAACGGTCGCGCTGTCGCCCAAGGCGCCATTCATGGTCGCCGAGGGGCAGGACGAGGGCTACGAGGAAGAGTACGAGCTCGCCAACCGGCGCAACTACTCCGTCCTGCACTACAAGCCGACGACGCATGAAGGGCACCTCGTGCCGGCGCCGCAGCGCAACCAGCCGGCGACGGTGCCGACGGGGCTGGTCGAGATCGCGAACGTGTCGCGCGGGGACCTGCGCTCGACGATCGGCATCTACGACCCGTCGCTCGGGCAGAAGAGCAACGAGACGAGCGGCATCGCGATCCAGCGGCGCGAGGCGCAGGGCGACGTCGCGACGTTCAACTTCCCGGACAACCAGGCGCGCGCGATCGCGCTCACCGGCCGCATCCTCGACGAGCTCTTGCCGCACTACTACGACGGCGAGATGCGCCAGGTGCCGGCGGTGGCCGAGAACGGCAAGGTCGACACGCAGACGATCAACATCCCAACCGCCGGCGGGCAGGTCGCAAACGGGTTCAGCAAAAACGCGCGCTTCACGGTGCGCGTGGAGGCGGGGCCGTCGTACACGACGAAGCGTCAGGAGTCGCGCGAGTCGATGATGGCCTTCATCCAGGCGTTCCCGCCGGCGGCCCCGATCCTCGCGCCCAAGGTGGCGAAGGACATGGACTGGGAGGGCGCCGACGAGGTCGGCGAGGAGCTCGAGGCGCTGCTCCCGCCGCCGGTGCAGCAAGTCCTCGCGCAGCGCCGCGCGCAGCGCGAGGGGCAGCCGGAAGTGCCGCCCGAGGTGCAGGCGCAGATGCAGGACATGCAGGGCCAGCTGCAGCAGATGCAGCAGGGCATGCAGCAGCTGCAGGCCGAGAACGCGCAGCTGAAGTCCGGCGCCGCGGCGAAGGCGCAGCAGGCGCAGGTCGACGCGCAGGCGAAGCGCGAGCAGGCGCAACTCGACTCCCAGACGCGCATCGCGGAGGCGCAGGCCGCGGCCGACGAGGCGGTGCGCATCGCCGAAATCAAGGCGCGGGCCGAGGCCGCAGCGAAGATCCGCGCGGCCGAGATCGACGCGGCGGCCGCCATCCGCGTGGCCGAGATCAAGGCCGGCGCGCAGCTCATCCCGCCCGAAGCCGGGCTCAACATGACGTCGCCCGCGGTGGGGGCGTCTTCTCCTCCGGGAGCGTAGCGAATGGCAACCATCTATTCCCGCGTGCCGGTGGGCACGAGCGCGCCGATCCCCGTCAACCCGCTGACCTGCGTCATCGCCGGCCCGTCGGTGCTGGG